ATCTTATACTATTAGTATAATACTATACGTTTGCGGTGAATTGACAAGAGATGACCCCTACAAAGTGAGATCTATCTTCAATTTCCAATACAGATGGCCCTACGATGTCTCTTGTCTTAGGGCTACATTTGAAAGTATCAACATAAGTTGAACTGTTCACAGAAGTAAAACCATTGATTACTGATTCTCCGATACTAGACAAATCAGCCGTACCATTGCCTTTTGGGACGTAAATATTACATTGAGCAACGCCTAAATAATAATCAGACGAGTCTCCTTGGTTTTGTAATGTTGCTTGAGCAAAATTAACTGTCATTACTATGTATTTAACAGTTTTACCTGGAGTTGTATAAGAAATATTGTCATAAATCATCTTTACTTTTGGATTAACAGCTAGAACTTCGTCAGTTACAGCTTTTTCTAGTGCGGCCCTAACATTTACAAGTGTCATAATTAAAACTCCGTATAACGAATATAGCTGTGACCAGCCGTTTGCCCAAACTCTCCAACACCAGCCATTGTTGCAATAAAAGTTTTTCCCTTGTCACCCATTGTATCTTTTATTAATTGACCTATTTCCCCTTGCAGAAAAAATTGAACCTTTCCTGACTCTAAAGCATACAAAGAATATTGTGCTTTATTACCAATATAAACACTTCTTTTAATGTCAAATTTACGTTTTATCTCAAATCTTGGTTCAACTTTTGCCAATGATTTTGATAATGCTTTCCTTTCTCTAGTCGTTCTTCCAGCATCAATTTGTATTTTAATAGCAGACCAAGGTTGATATTTTTCTACTTTGTCTGTTGGCTTTATGGGAACACCTTGAGCTTTCCAGCTAGAAGCAAAGAAACCCGTATAAACTGGACTTCTTTTCTTTGTAGAAAGTCTTTTGACTATTTTTTTAATCAAAGAATTGTAATCTCTATTTAATTTTTTCTTTAAATCTTTTGTGATGTCTTCAGCCGAAATGTTATTAGTTTTAAATTTTTGAGCCATTAGAATCTCACCCGAATCGTATGTAAATAAACTTGCCCACCTTTCTTGGTTTCTATATCCGTAATCTGAGTAACTCTATTTTCTCCTGCATAACTTAATGTTATTTCATCTTCAAAGGTAGGTTGATGATCTCCTATTAAATCAGGTGTTATATATAACTTTGCTGATCTTAATTCTCTACTATCAACCTGTTCTGTCGCTATAAATTCGATTGGTACTTTTATATCCGAATAGCTAGTCGTTGTAATTAGCTGTTTTCCTGCGGCTACGTTATAACTGCCTTTGGAATTAACAGTATAAGTAATCGTAGTGTCTAAAGCTGTTCCAAGATCAGAGACTACCTGCTTGGCAATTGCTTTAAATGCTGTGTCTAATGCTCCTGCCATGATTAACCTCTAACTACCCGAACTTGATAG